CATTGAGCGTTTACATTAAATTCGTTAAATCTTAAATTTGAATGACCTCCTGCGCTCCACATATGCCCAGCATCCACGTTACCTTCTTTGAGTTTCTTTTGGCACGATATACAAACTTGTCCTTTGTCTCTGAGTCGAATATACTTGTTAAATATTATTTGAGTAGCTTTTATTAGTTCTTGGATTGTCTCTAAATCGTTTTTCATTTTAGCTTTCGTCTTTTTCCAAGTCTTAGCCTTTTCAGATTCTACCCAAACACGAACACATTCATCTTTTAGACAATATTTCATGTTGAAGCGTACTGGCTCAAACTTATTTCTACAATGTTTACAACGTGCCATAATTATAAGCTTATATCCTTAAATTCTAATTGGTTTTTTAAGTCTTTAACCTTAAATTTTTCTTCTAAAAGCAACTTTTCTAAACGAAAACACGATTGTAATGTACTTCTATATTCTTTTTCCATTGTTGCATAAACTATGCTTATTTCTTGAAGGTCTGCTAAGGTCCTTTCCATTGAATCGATTATGTCTTTGCGATTAGGGTGGTTCGTCTTTATCTCCTCTAAACTTATTTTAACTTTTAAGAAAGTAGTTTGTATTCCTACTTTGGCTGTTATAATATTCAATTCATCCATTTATTCGTGTTTTTTCTTGTTATAATTTGCAATTTAATTCTTCACCATTTAATGAAAAGTATAAATTTTGAAGTTCATGAACATATTTAATAGAAGTAACATAATAACATCCTGCATCTGAATTATCATTATTGTAACACCATTCACAATCCTCGTCATCATATTTAACCGAATTAAAATATTGATTGGCTTTGATTTTATAATTATTGTAAAAATTATTATTTTCAAACCCTAATTTTAATAACCATTCTTTTGTTATTTCAATAGGTGTCAAACAAATTCCAACATAAAAACTACTCGTATTATCGTGTATTTTTACACTATTATTTGTTCTAATTTCAGACACTATAACGTGACCTTGTTTTCCGTTTAAATAATTTCCTATTCTTAATTCATTTGTTTTCATAATCAAAAAGGGTTTTGTTTCATCTTTTCGCTAAACGAAAGTAATTCTTTTCCGTTAACTATATCAGGTTGGTTTAAAGGTAACTTGTTTTGTATTTCGTGTTTTTGTTTAGGTCTTACACTTTGCAATGGGTCAACTCCATTAACTTTAAACCCTAACCCCGAATTAAAATCAAACATAATAGGGTCATTTAATGCTGTATGCTTTCCACCTGTGTCTATATCTTTTACTTTCTCTACATTAACCCAAGTTACATATTTCATTGTTTCGTGTTTTACTAACCTATGAATTACAAATAAATCATCGCAACGATTAGAGAATGCCTTACCACCTTCGATATGGTCTTTTAAAGGTGCTTTTAAATGTCCTTTGTATTCGCCTTCCTGATAAATGTTACCAGTTCTACCACTTTCGCTGTTTGGGTGCGTGTTAATGTATATAGTTACTCCAAACTTATTGCAGAAATCACGGCACGAATTTAAGAAATTGTAATTACTTTGAAAATCCATTTGTCTATCTAATCCAGTAAATGGGTCAATTAATGCTACATTGCATTCGCTTTCTTCAAACAACTTCAATAATTCATTTGGCTTGTAAAGATTTTTATTACTTATGAATTTAAACTGCTGTTCGAGTATTGTTATTCCTGAATTTATTTGTTGGTAGGTTAAATCCTTAAATCTTATTCCATAATACATTTGAAGCAAGTCACGTAATATTGTAGCTTTTTTATTTTCACCGCTCCATATACAAAACTTTAAATCGTGTTTAAGAGCCAACGTGAGAAAGTACCAGTTAATCCAATACGTCTTACCAACGTTATCGTGTCCGAGAATTATGTTTAGTTGGTTAGGTTTAAATCTAATATACTCATCTAAATGACAATCTATTTTTAATCCGTCTTTTATTTTGCCGTCTTTGTAATCTAAAAGATATTGTAGGCAATCGCCTTCTTGTGTTATCATTGTTTAGGTTTTAAAAATCCAAGTTCATATGCTTTTAATTCTTCAGGTGAAATATTTTCTATTTGTTTAGGTTTTACCCAAGTTCGAATAGCTGCTTTCCAGTCTTTCATTTTGTTTTTACCAACCATCCAACCTTTTGACTCGTAAAAGTTAATAAATTTTACTCCATCAACTTCTAAATTATTCTGCATACAATATTCCAAAACATCGTTAAAAGTTGGTATTATAAACTTCTTTTCATTCTTATCATTCTTGTTTGTTGTTAGTTGATTGTTAGTTGATTGTTGTTTGTTTGTTAGTTGCTCGTTAATCACTTCCGTTTCTTTTTGATAACACTCATATTTACAGATAGTTACGACACTATATTTGTTTGTTGTTTGTATGTTAATTTCATTTGTTTTTTCAAACTTTTTTAAAAGTGTTCTAATTGTTTGTAAACTGATTCCTGTATCAGCTGAAATCTTACCAAAAGACGTAACAAATTGACCTTTCTTAATATCAATTCCTTGCCATTGTCCGTCTTTATGATTAGCCTTTAAAACTAAATACATAAATAAATGGACGGCTTCGCTTTTATTAAACCACTCCCAATCTAAAAACTTGCGATGTATTTTAATCCAACCACTCATAATATAATTTTAAAACGTCAATTATTTTTGGTATATCATTTTTTTCAATATCAACACTCAAATAATTTTCTTCTTCAGGATGTTTAATTTTTAATGCTAACCAACTCATATCTTTAGTTGGATTTTCAACACTAAATTTAATTTCAACATTACTACATTCATCAAATAATTTAAATTCCATTTTATAAAATTTTAAATAAACAAAAAACCCCGCTAACTCCCGAGCCTCTCACTTCTCGTTCATTAACAGGGTCAATAATACCTTTAAGTTCTATAATGTGAGAGGGAACCATAACGCAAATATAATAATTATTTTTTAATCTTCTTCCAAATTCTTATAAAATTTATTCGATATATTAACACGAACCTTCCATCGCTTTATTTTACGATAGTCAATCTTTTGCTTAGGGTTGTATAGCTTAAATACTTTCATAGCTTCTCAATTTCTGTTATTACCTCTTTTAAAAACTTAATCCGTGTTAAGCTAAATGTTTCTTGAATACGTTGATGTGCTGTAAATATAGCACAATTACGTGCTACCCTGTAATCTTTTATTCCAAGTCCAATGTAGAATTTATCTACTAACTCAATTGCAAATTCTTTCGCTGTCATAAGTTTGATTTTACTATTATTTGGTTATTGTTAATTACTTTAAAACTTCGAGTTCGTTCGTATTTCTGCATAAAATGCAACCCCATTCTATTATAAACATCCTCATGATATTCCTTACCTTTCAAAAGTAATTCTTTTAACCGCTCAAGTTGTTCTAATAAAATTTTTTCATTTGTCCATTCAAACACTGCTGTAACTTCTTTTGCTTTCATCCTATTCTGATTTACATATTATTAAATTATCATTGTCATCATATTCATAACAATCAGGACAATAATCTTTTCCTTCTTCATGAATCCAATCAGATTCCATTGCCACATCTTTAGCTTGATAAATATCTCCCCAAGCTGAATATTCAGAACCATCATTTGAATCTTTTTTACAACAATCACAAATAACGGTGTAATATAATGTTTCTTTTACCATTCTATTCTGATTTAAAGGTTTCGTTAAATTCTTTGATTGACTTACCTATTCTGCCCATACGATATGATTCTGTAAGTCTTTCATTCTCCATTTCTTTGGCTTGTTGAATTAATTGTTGTGGCAATTGTGATTCCAATATTGGCCATTGTTCAATTAACCATTCTACTGCTGTTTGATTATATTTACGTTCTCTTGTATCTCCATTAAAAAATTCTTTCATTCTATTCTGATTTAAAGGTTTTTTTATAGTAATCTATAAATGCTTGTTTATCTCCTGTTTCACAAAACATTCCTTCTGTCCAAGTTTTTAAATGTTGCTCTTTCTCCATTTCTTTGGCTTCTTCAATAATAAATCTTAATCCTTCTTGTTGAATTAAAGGTAATTGTTCAACCAACCATTCTACTGCTGTTTTCATAATTTAATTCTTTTATGTTTTCCGTTTCTTAATGTATCTTCATGTTTAATTCCGTGTTTTTCTGCAAACCTTAAAACAAAATCTTCGCAATACTCTAACACGGACGAACAATAAAGATGTTTATTTTTAATGCATACCGCATAACTAACATAAACCCTATCCTTGTAAGTTGATGTTTGCTTTCTAATCCACCTGTATTTCATCGCTGAATAAATAAAATAACAATAATTGACCCTAACAAATAACCAAAAGCACTCGAGAAAGCCATTTTAATGCGTTCTAACCACGTTTTAGATTCTACGATATACCCAACAAATGGCAAACCTAAAAAAGGGCTTATAAAAGCAAAAAACATCATTCCGTATATTTCACCTTCAGCTACAAACCTAATGTAAAAAGTAGAACATATTTCAATAATCAACGCAGACAATCCAATAATAAAGTATTTCATATCCTTGTCCATGTTTTATTTTCTTCATTCCATCTAACATTATAAGCCTTAGCCTCACAAACTCTCATGTAATGCTTAATGTTAAACTTACCTAAGTTCTTTTTCTTTTGGTCGTGCCAATAGTTGATAATCTCTAACAAAGTCGGCTTCGTGTTTTCCTTCGTTCTCATGGCATTAAAATAAAAAGTGATACCAACATACCAAACGTGCCGAGAAACAGCGTTAAACCGAACGCAACGACCCTTAAAAACTCTTTTTGTTCTTCATTCGCTGGGGTAACTTGGTCTAACAAGTCTAAAAAGTAATTTTTCATAATGATTTATTTAATTGTTTTGACAAATATACTTATATTATTTAATATAGGTTACATTTTTTTTAGATTTTTTTTCTTTAAACTAAAAAACCCCTACCAAAGTAAGGGTTCTTAAACAATTAAAATATAAATTATGCAGAACAAAGATACTACTTTATTCTACGTAGCAAAACTTTTCCTAATATTTTACCTACTAATTTAAAAAAACCGCCTTGTGCGTCAACTTTCACCTCAACGTTGTCAGCGGTCTTTTCAACAGTTACATCTAAATTCTTTGAGTCGTAATTAACTTTTACTTCTCCGTCTTTACGCTCAACATTAACATCTATCTTTTCAGTGTCAATATTTACGTTTAAATTTTTCTTTGCCATTTTATGCTTCGTTTGTTGTTATTACTCCTTTTGGTTCTAAATGCACTTTGCGAACGTTTGCTGGTTGTGCTACCTTCCATGCTGTTCTTCGTGCCTGATTTAATCTATTTTTAGCGATACGTGAAACGCTAACCGAGTTGTTTTGGTTGCCTCCCAACACGTGAAAATGTGTCACGTCTTCACCTACATAAATTCCTACATGACCGCCACCGTTTCTTTTGAATGTAAGTACATCGCCTAACATTGGTTCAGAAACACGATTCCCAAACTTATTCCAATTTAATGCCCATAACGGACGTTCAACTACTTCTAAGCCTGCCATCTTAGCACAGTAAGCTATAAACAAACCACACCAAGGAATTTCGTCGTTCGTGTAAACGCTTGAAAGTCCTAATTCTTTTGCCCAATCTAAGATAACAGGGTTGTGTGTTTTACCTACAAACTCTTTTACTCCAAGTTGATTAACAGCTTGAACTAAAATTCTCGGTGACTTTTCGTTTTTTAACCAGTCGTAGCTCATTGTTCGTTTATTTCGTCTTTTGGTATTACGGCGTAGCTTTGGTTATCTTCAATCTCTTTAGATAAAGACGAATTTTCGTTCTTTCCGTAACAATCGTAAAGCCTATGCTTAAGGTCTTGAACGTCTGAATGCGTGTACCATAACCACATGGCTAAAACTCCTGTAGCTCCTTGCTTTTTAAGTATGTCTAATAGTTGTGTAATTGGTATCATTTAAATTAATTTTCAAAAGGTGGCGGTGTTGGCTTAGGCTCATACGGAATTAAGTCAAGGTCTTTAACCCATAAAAAATCAGGGTTAACACATTGCTCCATTTCTTCTACTGAAATAACCCATTGGTCTGTAAGATTCAAAATTGGATTAAAATAAGAGTCTGGTGCATACCATTGACCGACTAATTCGTCTTTTTGTACCTCTGTCAATAGTCCGACATAGGTTAACTTTTGTTCTGTTGTTAAATCTGTTAGTTTCATATCTTGTAAGATTTACAATTATTATTGATTATAAAATCAGTTGTATAAGAAAATTGTATTCCTTTACGTTTATACCCTAATTTACAACATCTAATTATATCAGATGATGTTAATTCAAAGTGCCTTCCAGCTTCTGAAATTGAAATCCATTCTTTTAATTCGCCATTCTCTAATGAAAAAACTTTTTTACGTCTTGCAGCATTTGAAGCATCCATTAATTTTTGTCTAAGCTCTTTATTTTGAGCTTGCTTTTTACCATTAATACTTGCAGCTTTTTTTACCTTATCCATAAAGATAGGGTCTTTAGTGTTTTTAAGCATTAATTGTCTTGCCTTTTCTTTTGAATCTTCACTTTGTTTTAATCCAACAACTCCTTCGCCACCAAAAGTTATGTTAGCTAAAATGCCGCCATCTTTTTTTCTTCCATATAAAAGAATAAATTCTTTTTCTTTTTCGCAAGCTTCTTCCCAAGATAAATCATCAAAAATAATTTCAACCTTATAGTCAGTTTTAGAAACTATATTTTGCCAAATTTCATTTCTACTATCTTTTTTAGTAGCTCTATATTTCGAATTTCCTATTCCAATGTAGAAAGGTTCATTTTTATCTAATCTGATATGTCTATATACTACTGCCATTACACTTGTCTGCCCAACGTGGTGTTAAATTGTTGAACACAAAGATACAAATTATTAGCCTCAGAATCAAGCAATCCATCACCTATTGAAGCGAATGCGTATTCTCTATTATCGTAATATCCGCCATTTGTTGACCTTCCTATATTTATATTTGCATTTGCATAAGTTGCAGCAGAAGCTATTGTTTGTGCATAAATAGTGCCTCTTATCGTGCCTCTTGTTCCCGTTGAAGAAATTCTATTATTGACAAATAAACCTCTTGAATCTGAATTAGAAATCGCAGCTGGGCTATTTGAATTATTAATTAAATAAGATGTATTACTTGTTCTTAACCATGTAACGAATCTTTGAGAACCATTATACTCAGAACCAATTGCTATTCCCAAAAAATCCGAATTTGTCCTTGAATATATAGAAGTATGCGCATTATTAATTAATAATGCAGTAGATGGATTTAAAAATGTATCTGCGTACCCATTAGTTCCATTAAATGTAGCACCTGTTGAAGCGTGCGTAACTCCACCACTAAACACTAATCTAAATGCTGCGTCTAAATCTCTTGGGTCTTTTAAGTTAAACTTATGTGCCGAAGCTGTTCCACCAACAAATGGATACAAAGCCTTCATTTTACTCCAAATAGAATAACCTTTCAAGTCAACTACTAATTGATTAATAGCACTTTGTTGAGTAGGGTCTGTAATTGAAGCAGCTGTTATGAATGCTTGAGCGTCTGCGTCTACTGAACTTGTAGGAGTAACCGTGTTTGAGTCTGCTGTGGCACTACCGATAAAATTTGTAGCCGTTACAGTACATTTAATTGATTGTCCTACGTCAGCAGTTACTAAAGTATAAGTTGAATTAGTTGCACTTCCGATATTAGAGCCGTTGCGTTTCCATTGGTATGTATAAGTAGGACTTCCGCTCCATGTACCTGTTGAACAAGTTAATGTTTGTCCTTCTTGAGCCGTTCCACTTAATGCAGGCGCAACACTATTAGAAGGTAAGTTTCCACCATCAATATCAGTAGCACCCGCCCAACTATTAATATGGCTTTTACCCCAACCAATAGTATTATTAGCTCCTTGTCCCCAACCTATATTGTTGTTAACTGAACCGTCACCCCATCCGTTACTATTTGCCATAATTAAGTAGTTTTATCACCCCACATAACCCATTCGTTTGTGAGTCGCTTTCTTAATACTATAACTGAATATTGTCCGTTTGTCTTATATTCGGCGTTTGAACTTCTTAAAGTAACTCCAACATCACCCGCAATAGTTACTTGCCCCGTTCCTAATTGACAAACATAAATTACCGTTCCAACAGGAAAAGCAGTAGTCGCATTTAATGGAATAGTTACCGTTTCAGCAGTTGAACTTTCAATCTCTACCATGTAATACGAGTTGTCCAAAGTAAGCGTGTGTGACGCGCTATATTTAATTCCTGCAACTTGTACTACCTCAGCTCCTGTAACATACTTAGAATCGTACGTAGAGCCGTTATAATCAGCTATTGCTAACCTATCTGTGCGCTCTAACGTTGCGTTCTTTGCTGTTAGTTGACTTATCTTTACGTTCGCCATTTATCTTTTTTAAATAAATTTCTAATTTTCTAATATTTTCAGCCTTAGGCTTGTACTTTTTTAAATGAACCATCCAAAATAGTTGTTTTGTGTGTCTGGGTACATGTCCCCATTTGAATTCAAGTTATATTCAGGAAAAGAAGCTTGATTAAAATCCATGTAATCAATGAATCTTTCCGTGTAATGCTGTGCAATTGAACGCTCTTTTTCAATTAAGAAATCGATTTCGTCTTTTTCTACGTTTGTAGCATTCTCAGAATTATGCTTAAATACGCCTTTATTAGCGATTGTATACGCTGCGAAAGGTAAATACTCAACCATTGCCCAATGTATTAGCATAGGCTTTATATACGTCGTTACAAGCGTCAAATAATTACCGCTTAAAGTTTCAGCAACAATGTCATCTTTGATTTTGTCAAGTAACTTAGTGCCTAAATAAGTTTGAATGTGAATATCTTGAGCTACTTTTATCCATTGAATAAAGTTGTCCGTGTCTACGTTGCCATTCATAGCAGTAAACTTAACAACATCGTCTCTCGTAATTAGTAATGCCTCTGCCATTTTATTTTCTGTAATATCCTTGGTTAGGCATGTCAATCGGTCTTTGACTTACCAAACTTGGGTTTTTAATAACATAACCTAACTTAGCAGCTTTTGCGCCTGCTATTTGTTTTACTTCTTTGCTATCAATATCTAAAGCCTTACCCGAAAGCGTTGCATAAACTCTTTTATTCCATCTATGGTAACAATTAGCACCACCCTTATACAGCCAAATTGAATAATTATCTGCGCCATCAATTCCAAAACCCGGGTTAACCGCTTGGCTACCCATTTTTATAATATCTTCTTTTCGGTAAACTCTTTTTTGTTTAGCAAGTTTCATCATTTGTTTACAAAACTCCCTACCATTTTCCTTATCTTCACCTGCGTAAATGTATCGTGTAATGAATTTAACGCCATCAATAACGGCATCTTGCGAGCTTCTTAAATTTGGTCGAGGGTCACCAGTTGAAACTAAATTAACTACTTTAGATAATAAACTTTGTTTAGGTTCTTTGCTTAGTAATTCGTTGTCCGTTTCATCAGTGTCGTAGTCTACTTCGTGTTCGTCTATTAATATCCATTCAGGGTTTTCGTCTTCGCCTAACTCCATTAAAGGGTTAACCGCGCTTAGTTCAGTTCCTGTTTCTTCAGCTACTTGCTCCTCGCTTTGTGCGTTTTCTAAATCCATAAACTCCAAAGGTTGTAAAGTCTTAAAGAATAACTTTAACGAAATACCATTGTAAGCTAATATTCTATCGAAAGCCTCAAGTAGTTCATCTTGCATAGGCTTAATAACCATGTTATCAAACAAAATACTTGAGTTTTTAAGTTCATCAGCATTTGAACTAAAACCAGTTGTTGTTGCAATACCAAATAAAAGCGGACTTGTTACGTTATGACCTAACATAATCTTGCGTAAACACTCCTCACTTAAATACGAATAATGTTCTGGTGCATCGTTTAAAGGTATATCGTCAACAGTTGTTTTGCTTGTTTCACTTGCGTTAAAAGCTACAATCGTTCGCAGTCCTTTAGAACCCGTTAATTGTGCGTTTACTTTTTTTGTAATGATACTTTGTTGTTCTTCGGTAGGTATACCATTATTAAAGTTAATAACCTTTGTACCGCTGAAACCATGTTGAACTTCGTTAATCAAATAATCTGCTATTTCTTCTTCAAGTTTAGCGTAAGGCACAGCACCTTGATAATCAGGGTAAGCATAATACTTCATTCCAACCGTGTAAGGTTTCACGTAAAGTATTTCTATTTGCTCGTTTGAAAACCCGTAAGCAGGATACCTTTTAGGTGCGTACTTTTTAACATCTTGCCAGTTATCTGAATAATAATAACCTTCAACTTCACCATCTTTATTACACTTTTCAGCACGTAATAAATTAACAGGCATATGATACGCCTTTAAAATTCTTTTTCGGTCTTTAGAGTAATGAACTTGAATAGCGCATTGCCCTAACATCTTTCTATCCACTACTAATTTACGAACGCAATCAGGGTGTAATAAAGCCATCATTTGAGCATACTCATTTGGCTTTTTAGAAGCGTCTAACGCACTTAAACCACGTCCGTAAATCAATCTACTTATATTGTTTATAATGGCGTTATTCGTCGTTGAATACGTGTATCTGTCAATCAGATATTGAAAGTAATTATTATCCTCACCAAACTCAACCCAATTATCTCTTTTGGATTCTTGAATTACTGGCGTTTGGTATGAACTTAAATTAATTATATGTATGTTATCACTCATAAACTATAAAAGTATTTGTTGTGGCATTAGAAACGTACTGACCGTTATTAACCGAGAATGTAACTATCGGTTGATCGGTGCAAAATATCCTATCACGATAAACGATATTCGTTCCGTCTTTTAGTACCAAATTGTAAAAATGATTTTCAACTAAGGCAACCTCAACTTCCAATGTCGAATAATAATCGCCAGCTGTATAATCCCAAACTTGAACAATAATAGTTTCGTTTGTTTGGTCGTCTGTTATTTCAACGCTGTCAAAGTTTCCACTTCGCGGAATTAAAGCAAATGTTTGAGGGTTTGTAGATGTAGTTAAAACTATCATACTTATATAACTATCGCACCGCAGATTTGTTTCTTAAATAAAAAACCCCACCTAAAAAGGCAGGGTCTTAAACTATGTATGGAAAAGCAATCCTATGAAGTAACTATCAATGCATCTAATGCACCGTCAGTGAAAATAGCTTGTAATCCAGCCTCATCAGCACAGTCAATAAAGTAAGCAGGGCTTTTCTCCATTCCTGTAAATGTAAGGTTATATCCGTTGAAATCACCCATTGCAGTTCCTGAAGAAACAGTTCCAGCTGTTACGTCACAACCTTGGTCGAAACCAGCTAAAAAGAATTGGTGGTCTCTTGTTTCAACAACGATTCTTGGACGTCCGTAAGCTAACAATTTAACGTTTTTATGCGTTACAGCGTCTTGTTTCTTTAATTGAATAGTCAATACTTGCTCAAAGAAAGTTGTTCCGTTATCTCTTGAAGTTTGGATAGTTTGCTCAAACCCGTTTGCACCTTTCAATTCGTATTTGTAAAGTGAAATTTGGTTGGCAGTGTACCAAGTAGTAATTTGGTCGTCACCATCAAACACAACGCTTGAAGATAATGTGTTCAAATCACCATAGTTAATAAAGTAAATGTTTAGAAGTCCTGAAATTGCATCCTTGCACGCTTCTAATCTTCCGTTTGCTATGTCGCAGCTCATGTCTTTTTATTTTTAATGTTAAACAAAAAAGGGTGGCGTATATTTCACCACCCTCGCTTATAGTTTAGTTTGATTAGTTAGCTGAATTTACGATTCCGTAAGTAACAACGTCAGAAGCAAAACCGTATTTAGCGTCTGCAGTAAATCGCATAACTACTCTTACATTTTGAGAACCGTCGATGTCACCCATATCCAAAACTTTAACTTCGTTCATGTCATTCATCAAACCAGTAGCAAAATACAAGTTAGATGTTTGAGAAAGCAAAGCAGTGTTTGAAGCAAGTCCGTTAGCTAAGAAAATCTTAACACCGTCAAAGTAAAGGTTGTCCAATACTTGGTTAGTTCCTTTGTTTTCGTAACCGTTAGCACCTACACCTGAAGCAGCAAAACCACCCAATGCACGAACGTAAGCTCTGTAAATGTTGTTAGAAACATAAAGAACTAAATCTTCTTTTCCGTACAAAGCAGCAGGTAAAGCATCAACGATAGAACCTAACTCAGCGATAACGTTAGAAGCTGTTACAGTTGTTCCAGCAACTTCTTGAGCAGCAGGTAAAGCAGCATCAGTAGTTAACTGTGTCATGATACCAGCAAATTGTCCAGCTGTTGCGTTAACACCTCTCCAAATTGAAGTCTCCATTCCAGCAGCAACTTTCTCAGCAGCGTGTGCGATTAAGAAATCAGCGAATGATTTTGGCAATACATCGAACGCAGAGTAACCCATTTGGATAGCATCCCAATCAGCTCTGAAATCAGACTTACAAAGTTGTAAGTTAACTTGGAATGATTCAGGTTGCAAAATTCTTTCTGTTAAAGTTACAGTTGAACTTGGGTCAAAGTCGCAAGTAGCGTTTTTGATGATGTCATCAGTAGCTACTCTTTTGATAACTTTTTTGTATTTAACGTTAGGCATGATAGTAATACCGCCTTTTTCTAAGGTTGGAGCAGACAATAAAGCTGCTGCAATATACTTACCTGCGAACTCGCCAGCGTAAGTAGTTGTAATTGATTGTGTTGTACTCATTTTATGAATTTTTTAAATTATTTATACTGTTGTAAATGTGATTGAACCAGCCAAAGCACCTACTCCCGAAACATACCAGTTTGTTCCATCGCAACGTAAGTCGATGAAATCACCTACTGTGTCAGCAGTTTGAATGAAGTTAATTGAGTTTTGGTTAGCAGAACCAACGAAAACACTGTTAACAATTGCACCACCGTTGATTCGTGCAGTAGCAGCTCTAACCGCCCATGCAGACGTAGCAAATAAAGCACCTACGATAAAACGATATTGGTGACCAGCAGAATCAGCAACCGCAGGAAGTGAAATAACCGCTCCAGCAGCAGCATTAAGAATAAAGACTTTACCGCTATCCTCAGCAGTTAAAGTTGTTGCACCCGTCAATGTTTCAACTACGCCTACTTGACGTAAAACATCGTTAGATACTGAAATTAATGTTGTACTCATTTTTTTTGTTTTTTTAAATTATTACTTATTTATTTTGTTCATTACTGAATCCATAATTGTGCGAGGTCTTTTTGAAGCTATTTTAACAACCTCAACTTTGTTCTCATTTTCAGGATTGAAAGAAATTGGCTTAACTTCCTCTTCGATAGCTAACTCAACTTCCGTTTCTTTAACCTCTTTTAATTTGCTTAGTTCAGCTTTTAAAGTTTCGTTTTCTTCTTTTAGTTTTTCTATTTCAGAAAAGAAAGTTTCTTTAACTACGCTTTCGATAGTTTTCTTAGGGGCTGTTTTTTCAGTTTCCATTTCTTCCTTTTTA